ACGTTATTACATTTAAATACCATTTCTTATTTACCAGTCATTTACCTTATAATAAAGGATAAAAGTTTGACTATCAGTTGTTTTTACCGAAGGTAATGCTTCAAACCTTAATTGATTTTTACCCGACTAGTTCGGCGTTTTAAATCAGCAAAGGTGTAAAATAAATATCATTATGTAAATCAAACAAGTTATAGATTCGATCAACACCAAACAATTCTATTAATTTGGTAAATGTGTGTAGCGAGTAAATACCATTTTTCTGATATTTAATAAAATATTTTTTGTATTTCTTTACAAAATTGAACGTAAGATTTGGATTACTTAAAATATAATCATTAAAAACATCATCTATATTAAATTTATCAATATGTTCCTCAATAAATCCCATACTTATATTATGATTCCTTGCTAAATATCTATAATTCCAATCTTTATCTGGATATTTTTCCAAAACACTTTTTTTATATTCTTGCTTTTTTTCTTTTTTCCAAAACAAAGAGAAAATCATATTTATGCCATTTTATAAATTATAATGAATAAGATTTAAAAAAAATCATTTTTCCAATAAATGATTTTTTTTTTTATAATAATTATTTGATTGTGATACAAAACATGCTTTCAAAACTAAGAAATAACGTAAAAGTATTTAATGAAAAGGCTGAACCATTATTTGAAAATATGAAAAATATTTTATTGGAAAAAGCTAATACTGTTTATTCCCAAATTACAGAAGATACTACAGAAACTAAAACCTACATATTTCATGTAGATAATTCAGAATATTATGATGCTGTAAAAAAATACGATAAATATTATGAAAATGTGCATGATAGAAAAATGACAGGATTACATTTACTTCTGTCAAATATAAATAATGAAAATTTATATGGGTATAAGTTGTGTTACGAATATTGTATGATAAATTACAGAAAAAATATTTATTTTGACACATCCAAAATCGGTATTAAAAATTCAATGAAAAAATGCGAAAAATATATCTTAAACAGTACAAGATTAGCATATAATAAAATAGAAGAAGAATCTTTACAAGGTCGATCAATGTTAATGATTTGTAAATATGATGATTTATTCTCTGAATTTAGATTAAATTTTGACCATATAAAAGAGTTAATCAAAAATATTAATAATTCTGGTGAATTTGAAGTACAAATTAAGCTAATTAAAAATTACTATGATAACGAAACACAAATTATTTTTTATTGGTACGAATAATCTTTATTTTCTTTATAAATTTATACAATAGTTATTTCTTCTTCTTGTACGTCTTTTTCTTGTACTTAGATTTAGGCACATGATTCTTAATCAATTCCCTACACTCCGCCTCTGTAAGAGAGTGAGCGTCCTTATCTTTTGGAATAGGAACAAATTTGCCACCAGTTTGGATAAAAGGTCCATTACCAACATCTCGGATGTTAATCTTACCTTTTGCAAAAGACTTAATAAGCTTCTTGTTTCCTTGACTTGTCAAACAATCAATTGCATTCTCCTTAGACAAAAACTGATCATATTCAGCTTTAATAGAATGATTTGCACCTCCATATGTGAGATAATAACCGTTTTTACCTTTTTTCACCACAATCTCATTACCTTCATGTTCACCCAAACTCTTGGGAAACTGTGTAATAGTATTGGCCTCAATTTCATTGATACCATCAATTGTATATTTCTTCTCATATTGATCCAAACCAATATAACGCTTGGCTTTATCATTATCTTCACCAATCTGAAGACAAGGACCATATCTAGCATTGTAAGCATAAATATTTTTACCTGTTTTAACATCCTTACCCACTAACCTCTTTGCTTGTTGGGTACTAGGAAAAACAATGTCACACTTCTTCTTCACCAACTTATCAACAGTTGGGTGAAAAGAGTTGTAGAAATCATTCAAAACAGTAAGTGACTCTTTCTGGCCATTGGCAACTTTGTCAAGTTCACTCTCCAAATTTGCTGTGTATTTGTAATCAACGATGTTTTTAAAATTTTCTTCCAAAAAATCATTCTTCTTCCTACCCAACTCAGTTGGAGTCAACTTTCCATTCTCCTTACCAATATTTTCCATTACTTTCTTCTCGGAAATATTGCCCTTCTCCAGAGTCAAATTGTCCAATTCAATCTTAGTCCCCTTGAAATTACGTTTCTCAACATATTTCCTCTCTTGAACCTTAGATACCATTGTAGCATAAGTTGAAGGCCTTCCAATTCCCAATTTCTTCATCTCTTTTACAAGAGTCGCTTCATTGTACCTCGGAGGTGGCCTTGTTACCTTAGCGTTGGATGTAATCTTAGTGTATTGAAGAACATCACCAATGTTGATACCCTCGAAATATTTATTCTCGGGTTCTTCATCTTCAGGATTTGCGTCTTCATCTTTGAACTTGTCATTGTAAAGCTTTGTGTAACCATCAAAGATTACCTTATCAGCATTTGCAATAAAAAGTTCACTTCTTTCGGAAATGTCAATTGTCAAAGTGTACCTCTCATATTTCATTTCTGTCATCTGAGAAGCAACAGTCCTCTTCCAAATCAACCTGTAAATCTTCTTTTGAATATCGCTATAGTCCTCATCTGCGGGAAGATTCTCCATAGTAATAGATGTTGGACGAATAGCTTCATGTGCCTCCTGAGCACACTTTGTTTTAGTATTGTAGTTTCTCAACTTAACATAGTTTTCACCATACTTGTCCAAAACAAACTGTTTGATCTCACCCCTAATCTCATTCGACAAATTCGTTGAATCAGTTCGGTGATAAGTAATCATACCAGCTTGGTACAAACCTTGGAGAATACTCATAATTGATTTGACTGGAACTTTGTATCGTTTACCAATCTCAATCTGAGCTGTACTTGTTGTAAAAGGTGCTGGAGGCATTCTCTTACAATCCTTCTTCTGAAGATTTTTAACCTTAAACGTTGCTTCTTTACAATGTTCAAGGAACTTCATAATATTAGGTTTATCCTCAATTTTCTTATTGAGTTTACCTTTGATCTCGTCTTTACTACCTTCCTTAGAGGAAACAAATGAACCTAAGGTATAGAAATAATCTTTCCTTTGATGATTCTCGATTTTAGCCTCCTTTTCACAAATCATTTTATTTACCGAGGATTGTACACGTCCCGCTGATTGAGCATTAACAAATTTCTTCGTAAGTGGTGACAATTCGTAACCAACAATATAATCCTCAATCTGGCGGGACTTTTGAGCATTCACCAAATTCATATCAACACGTCTCGGCTCTTTAATAGCCTTGAGAATAGCTGATTTGGTAATCTCTGTGAAAGTAATTCTATTCTTCTCTGAAAGATTAACTTTCAAGAGAACAGCAAGATGCCAAGCAATAGCTTCACCTTCACGATCCTTGTCAGTAGCCAAGATCACTTTATCACAATCTTTACTGGCACGTTTCAAACGTCTGTAGATATCCATCTTCTTTTTATCAATATCGAAAACAGGTTCAAAATTATTTGCGATATTTACACCTTGATTTTTAGGCTTAAGGTTACGCAAATGTCCAACGCTGGACAATACATAATAACTAGCTGACCCCAAAATCTTTTGGAGTTTCTTAGCCTTCAGGGGAGATTCTGTAATTACCAAAGTCTTCACCATATTATACTGTAGTGAGTAAAGTTTTATGTTATTTAGTTATTTATAAATTCATTTTTTTCTTAAAACTAATATGAGATGTGAATAGATCTCGAAAATAGCGGATAAAACCACAAAATTCCTAATGAAATAGTCCCAATAGCATAAGCAACATTTATATCATCACGGAGACTATTATTTTGAACCTCTAATGTAGTCACCCTTTCCATCAAAGAATTAGTTTTTGGAATAAACTGTGATTCAAGATTATCAAGTCTTGTATAAATTGGGTTCAATACACTATTTCCAGCCAAAGTTTCGTTTAGATGAGTATTGAGACGTCCTTTGAAAACATCAAAAGTTTCATCTGTTAGAACAGCTAGATTTTGTCTGAGTTGATCAAGACTTGCTTGAACATCTTGATTTCCAATCATAAATTGGAGAACATCATCTTTGACGTTTTCTTTGAATCGATTGTCAATATATCCATCAACTTTTTCTTTCAATTCGTTTTTAGCATTTTTAGTAACTTCTGATTCAAAAAATGCATCAAAATCTTCTTTAGTTGTTTGTGAAAAATGCCAAAATGTTTGTTTAAACCTATCTTCTGTTCCAAAATATTTGTCAAAAAAAGCTTCCATGATATTTTATTTAAAATTTCAAACTATTGTTTAATAATTTTCATTTTTTTTTTTATTTTTTTTTATTTTTTCTGCTCTTATTATATACGGTAATTATGAAATTAAATAGGATATTTTATCTTGCAACGTTAGCACTTGTTTTCTTTACAATTGGTGTTGTTCTTTCCAACTTGATGAATGAAATTTTCCCAGCTTGTGATTTCAAAAAACAGGACAAATTTCTAGTAATTGAATGTGTTGCTCAATTAGCCTTAATATATCTTCTTTTTTACTTTTTCAGAGATAAATTGGCAATGATTGTTGAAACAGTTTTTAAACAAGTACATAAAACAAAATTGGATACAATCTCAAGACTTGTTATATTAATTGCATTCTCCTCAGGTGTTTACAAACATCTTGATGAACTTAATAAAAAAACAGGATATCTCAAAAATAAATATTTTTAATAATATATGTCTGTACCAAGTAGATGGTCATGGAAAACATGTGATTTAATGCTTATCCAATCGTGGATAGGTTTATGCTTCGGAATAAGTACAATGATTATTATCCATCATGATGATGAAGTTTGTACAAAACAAGAAACAGCTTGTTTAATACTAAATTTTTTAGGATTTATCGGACTTATGTTCCTTCAAATAAGAAATAAGTGGATTTTTGGAGTAATTGTTATAAGTATTCTTCTGTTACTTTCAGTTTACAGAATATTGGATTGTTATAAAATTCTTTAATCACAATAAAGCCCTATCAATAACATGTCCTGTGTTTACATGAACTTTAACATCATTATCATAAACTCCAGATGAAATTCCATAAACATTTTCATACATCTTTTCCAAATCATGATTTGAATTGATTGTAACATGATGTATTTTCATGTAATCTTTCCATTTTGCTACGGAAATTTTATTTGTGAAATCGCGATCCTTCTTCCTATTTTCACGCCATTTATACAAAATTTGTTTCAAATAATTTTCGTACTGTTTATCAAATCTTGTTGTATCAATTTCAACAAATATACGATTTGCTATGATTTGCTTCAAAACAGTTTTGAGACCTCTGTAAAAATTTTGGTAAGTTTCAGGACTATTCTTCTTATGAATTTCCTTCCTCTTTTTTTCAACCGCGAATTTAAGATTATCAACATATTCTTGCGATTTATCCTCCATATCTATTGGAATTGAAAAAAGTTTTGCTTGACGTTCATAAAGAATTTTATCTTTAATTCTGTTCGCAAAAGAAATTTTTAATTTTTTCTGATATTCATGTTTTGATTCCAACGAAAGATCTTTATTAAATTTACTAATCTCCTCTTTAATATTTCTATTTTCTTTTTTCAACTTATCATATTTAGATGAAATTTGAGATATTTTCTCTTTATTAGCGTTCATTGTTTTTTCATCTTCACTAATCAATTTCTTCAGATTAATAATCTTTTCATTTTCAACTTCTTCTTGAGAAGAATATTTTGGTTCAATATCAAGCAGTTCTGCATATCTTTTTTCACAAATATAAATCCCAAAAGCTGTATTTTTCAATAGTGTTCGATTCCTGAAAACCTTTGTACCCAAAACCTCGTTTCGATATTCCAGTCTACGTTTCTCACCCAATAAATTATTCTTCTTGTTATTGTTAGAAGTAAAAACATTCTGTAAATCATACATATTTTTTGTAATTTTATTACATAGATTCTTAATATCAACGATATCTTTATTTCTATCTTTAATAAAAAGCTCGATTTTTCTCAACTTTTCTTCTTCCTCTTTATTTCCAGAAACAAGTTGAGCTGTGGGAATGTTACCATTACCAGAATTATCATAAACCATAACGGCTTCTACATATTCAGTCATGTTTTTCTATTATTATCAACATAACCTTAAATAATAAAAATCAATTTATTTTTGTTTAAAAAAATAGTTCAAATATTATAATATGAATAAATTAAAAATAATATTGAGAGAACCATTGGAGATTGATGAGTTTATAGTATATATTGATGTGAAAACAGTTAAAAAATTCTCTCAAGGTGGGTATTACAATATATATTTTGAATCAAAAATATTGGATAGAAGTAAAAGAAAAACTCTCATAAATTTCTTTAGAAATTGACCATCTTCTTTATTTTCACCATCTTTCTTTTGAATTCTCGATGTTCATCTATGAATACATTCTTTGGTTTATTCTTTTCTGAAAAATCAGGAATATGAAGCATATCTTTGACATCTTGAGCAGTTGATAAGAATCCATAAGTTGTTTTCAACCACCACACAACAGTGGAAATGAATCTTGTTTTATCAATTTCAACAGTTCTTTCAATCTCCAACTTTTGTTTCTTCCCTTTATTATCCTTGAAAGACCATCCTTCATCAAGATGTTCTTTCAACTCCTTCTTACTCAGTTCAGAAATCCTTTTGAACTCCTTTTTTGAGAAATTCGGCACTGGAATCTCAAATTTGTACAGATTATTCATCTTCAACATAATGAGATCACCATAAGCCCTAGGTCTATTACGATGGATACGTCGTTGGATGTCACACTCTGGTGAAATCACCTTCACTCCCATCCAATAAAAATTAAACCGAGAATCCACCAAAATGTTATTAAAAGCTTGCGTTCCACAAAGCCTTGCCCATTCTGATAACCAAATGTTCCAATAATCTTTCCAATGTTGTGTTCCTTCAATTGAAAAATCAACATATTTAAACTGTTCATCTTTGGTTTGATCAAGAAGAATCTGCTTCAAGTCCGTTGTATGTTTGTTCTTAGTTGGATCACTGATATAAAGATCAAGATCATTCGCTTTTCTCAAACCGAGAAGATACAAACATATTGAACTGAACAACATAAATTTGTGATGATCTCTTGGATCAATCTTTTCAAAAAGGAATTTCCTGTATCTCAAGAAAAATGCTCTAGAACTCTTAAATTTAGTCAAAAGTATTTCCAACTTTGTTTTACTTAAAAACTCAAGTGATTTATTGTGAAGAAGTGTTGTTGCGAAAATGGTTTTCTCAACAAAATTCGATGGTTGAAAGTCACCAAATTTAACTGGACTCTTCTTATACTTGTAAATCAAAGTCGTTATTTGATATTTCTTTTGAACAGATTGCTTATTAGTAATCTGCTTAATCTTTCTATCAATATCTTCTATGCTTCTCATTTTTTTATCTTCTATTGGTGAGGTAGAGTCATAAAAAATCTGATAAATAATACCTTGAAACTGTTTGTGAGATACTGTAATCTCTTTAATTCCATAAGGCGTTATGTGTTTTTTCAAGTTCTCCACATAATACTTGAAAACTTCAATCTTGCTTGAATTAACAAAAAGAGTCGCTTGTAAATTATTATAGTTGATCAAGGCATCCATAAACATTTCATTCATGACTGGTGTGAACTTTGTAATAAGCTTTTTCCGCTTTATCGCACAATTCACCTCAGATTTCCTCTCACAATTATCATAACTGTACTCTTTCCATTTGTCAAGCAACGGTGTTGATAAATCTCCAAACTTGCTTATACAACTCATGGTACAATTATTGGCGTCACAAAAACAATCACAATATTATAAAATCATTTTTTCAAATTTTTATAACAAAAAAACATATTAACATCTTATACAAAATCATAGCCAATCTATCCGCGAAGGCGAAGTAGGGCGCAACATGTCCCTGCAAAAATTGAAAAAAAATATATAAAGGAATGGTTATCCTAATAGTGAATTATGAGTGAAATAATTACATTTTGTGTTGACAATCGCGACGGTCGTGAGTTTGTTATCTCTCAGAGTGAAACGGTGAATGATTTTCGACGTCATCTCGCCAAGGAACTCTTTGATTCTGAGAATTATGTTGAGATTTCTTGTGTAATGAAGATTCCCATCAGGGGATTTGGAAAACTTACGCTTGAACCTGGCAAGATTCCAGCATCTTACAACGATAGCAAGTTTGAACGTTTCAATCTTACTGGACGCACTCTTCACGTTACCGTTGAGGAGCTGAGTACAAAGAACAGTGAGGATAGTGGACAGAAGCCAAAGTGGGGACGTAAGGGATCTTATGCTCCACCAGGTTCTTCGACACGGAAGAAGGCTCCTCCGAAGGACTTCGTATTCCGTGATGAGGATTTCCCGCCGCTTGGTTCTTAAGATTGACTTTATAAAAAAAGTGAATTTATTTATAGCTGTTTATTTGTTTATGAGTTAAGAAACATTCATGTACAATTATGATGAGATCTATCAGGTATACTGTAAAATGGTTGACTTGTATAATAATTTCAACAAGTTTACGTCGAGTGATTTTCAGATTATGATGTTCACTCGGTATGGAAAGATGAATGTTGATACTGTGTTTTCAGTTCTCAACTTTTTCGTCAATTATCTTGAATTTTTCAAAACAAAGAAGGGAAAAAAGAATGAGATTATTGTTTTTTCACATAAGAAGAAAATGAACTCTTTCAAGTTTGATCAATTCATGTCCAAACAAAGTGGTAATAAAAACCTACGACGTTTGAACAAATTTCTGACCAAACAGAGGAAAGAGAACGAAAATTCTTCAGCAAGTATCGGTGATTTCGGACTTGGCTACATCAGCGACAGCGATGACAGCACAAGTCTTAATGATTCCGATTCATATTCATCGGTATCTTCGTCTTCACTTGGATCTCTTACTGATTTTTTGGAAGAACCGGTTACATATGTGACGGTTACGAAAAAAAATAAGAAGAAGAATAAGAAAGTAAAGAAAATTGAGGAAAATGAATATTCCTCCTGTTCTGAAGAAGATGGAGAATCAATGATTGGTAATCTTTTGGGTGGTAAAACCATTGAAATTGATTATGAAAGTTTCCGCGAATTTTTATTCAGTCGTAAATGCTCTGAAATTCTTTATGGAGAAGCTCTGAGAGTAGGAACAAACAAATATGATGAGAATGAGTATTACATCGAATCTTTTGTTAATGAAGACAAGGTTTATTACATTCTTGATGATGACAAATACACATGTACTTGCCCATCATTTCAATACAATCATTCCAAGAAAGGAACTTTTTGTAAACACGGAAAACTACTCACCAAAGTATTTTTCTACTTGAGGGGTGTATTTGGTCACAGCACCAAATTTATGAACCTTGAAGATCTCCGTGATGTTTACGAAGGTGTTGTTCACATCATTAATGACTGTTTTTCTGAGTAAGAAATAATTTATGAAGAGGCAATTCCTCTTCTGAACTCCATTTTATTTCTATGTTTATAATTTATGAAGAGGCAATTCCTCTTCTGAACTCCATTTTATTTCTATGTTTATAATTTATGAAGAGGC